GTTCGATGATTCCCGGAAGGTTACAATCCTTGTTAATGTCTTGTATGATCTGTTAAAGATCTATGGATATGGTAACAAGAGGTTCTTATCTAACCACCAGGAGAGTGGTCATAAAATTAAAACAAATAAAGATAAGACTAAATTGATGAATTTAATGAATTCATATGTTAAAAAGGCAGGTTTTGGATCTTGGAAAGATTTATTTAAGTATAAGATCAACGCTTTTTTCTCTCACGTAATGAAACAAGAGATTCCTCCTGCGCCTGTTGGGCTCGATGAATTTCCTGATTTAATTAACCCCAGTTTTCTATTCTATGGTCGAGCAAGACGATTCTTGTCAATTATTAAGACCAATGGAAAACTCGAGAGTTTTGCACAAAGTATTGCACAATCTAAGAAAGGTGCTCCTCCGGTACATGAAGATGTTATCTATGATGCAGAAGTCAAGTGTTTTGAACATTTGACGACGGAACATCCCAATATGGATAATTTTGAAATGGAGATGGGAGGCTTCTTTTATGGTGTAAACCAAACAGCAATTGAATTTCAATTGGATAGAACGATTGACGAAATCTTTTGTAATGAAAGAATTCTGTTAAGTGATATCACTAAACCTGTAATTCCGTCTACAAGTTCCCAATATAATTATTCGAGGAACGGAATGGGTGCTGTTGGTGCTTTTAAATCTAACCAGCCTCTTATGAGAGCATTCTACGAAGGTAAGATGAGAGATAGTGAACCTCTCATCAAACTGGGGCTTGGCGGTGTCGAGCTTTTAGAAGAATTGTCTGAATTATATGGACAAGCTGGACGTGATGAACAAGAAGAATTTGATAAATCTCCTGAGAACAGATTTGTTAAAGAGACACTTGGACTTCACTACGATGGAGCGAAAATGTGTAACATATGGAAGAATTTTATTTATCCTGTTCTTCTAGAACAGAGTATCTTAGAACATCCTGAGACCGTGGTAATTGGTCTCGCTGAACCCTTAAAAGTTCGGTGCATAACTGCAGGTCCTCCTCTGACCTACACGGTCCTTAAACCAGTCCAGAAATGGCTCTGGCGAACGCTAAAGAAATTACGAGTTTTTCGCTTAATTGGAGAAACTGTTTCAGAGGAGATAGTAGAAGATGCTTTGGGGAAACTAATGTTGGATGAAGAATTTATCTCTGGTGATTATAAAGCTAGTACAGATAATTTACATTCATGGGTTTCTGACAGATTATGTCAAAGGCTATTTTATCAAATTCGAAAGAATAATATAGATGACCAGGAGTTTATACCTGAAGAATATATTAATAAAATAGAAATTCTTGTCAAAAGAGCCCTAACGGGACATATGATACTTCATCCAAAGGTGATGAAAGAATATCGACAAAAGAATTTACCAGATTTTGATACTCTGGTCCGTGAAGGTCTGATCAAAGAACAGAAAGAAGGACAATTGATGGGAAGTATAGTTTCATTTCCGTTTCTATGTTTAGCTAATGCAGCACTATGTCGTCATGCGATGGAGATTTGTGAATTCAAATCATTTAGCCTTGTTGATCGTGAGATCAAAGGTTACCAAAGATGCCCATTGTTGATCAATGGTGACGATTGTGTGTTTCGTGGAAATATGATGTTATTTGAAGTTTGGAAGAGGATTACAGCTTTTGCTGGTTTAGAATCCTCCGTCGGTAAGACGTTTAGAAGTCCAAAATTTTTAACTATTAATTCTTGTCAATACAAGTATGAAGTCTCCGGTTGGGAAGAACTTTCAGGTGAAGCTGAATCCGGCTGTTATACTGAGCTTAAATATGTAAATTTAGGTCTGGTTTATGGTCAGAAGAAGGATGGCATCAGAGGAAAGTTTTTTTATCAAATTGGAGCATTGTCCAGTGATTTATTTCGTACTTGTCCTAGGGAACTATTTATACCGGCTGCAGAGCTTCAATTGAAAGAAGCGCAGCGTATTCGTTACCGAGTTCATTATAGAAGAGAACTCATTAATCAACATTTAACTGGGACAGTCAAGGATAAGGACTGGGTTCAGACGTCCAAAGATGTTTTGGATATAGTTATGTTTGAGGGTAAGGAGAGACAGGTTGTTGAAGTCTTAAAAACATCTAGTATTAAATTTGCTAATGTACCTTGGTTCCTACCAGAATGGTTAGGCGGACTGGGGATTGTTCCTTGGAAAAAGGAACAAATTTCTGAATTTGACACCGTCGCGATGGTGTATTTAAGGTCTCATATTATGGACCGTGACATTAAACCAATGTCTATCAGCGAGCTTTCTCAGTGGGAAATGCATAAGTTTGTTAATGAACAACTCGTTGATTACAAGTTTCTCAAAGATCAAAATTTCCGAAAGGTAAAATTTGATGGAACTTGTAGAAATCTTTCAAAGGATTATCTCAAGCTTTATAAACTCTTATTATGTAAGGTGTTTCTTGAAGCACAGACAATGGCTCCTGGATTGAAGTCCAAGCGAGATGCTGTTGATGAATTGAGATATGAGTATAATCGTACTAATGATATACATCCTCATAATGCCGAAGAAAAGAAACTCTTAGGATTTGTTAATCCCTATGTGTATGAAATAGAACACATAAGAGGTAGTTTCGATTCGCATGCTAGATTCCTGTTCAATCCAGATGATAAGAAAGCAAACTTTAACAAGTGTATGCTTGCTATCAAACATAACCGAAGGGTTTGGAGGACAGTTAGAGATCTATTGAAAGATCCAAATACCTATGCTGTTCATGCTAGGGATTTGAAAGATATTGACTTGGGGGATTTTAGTCCAGAAAAAAAGGATTTTTGTCTCTCATGTTTTGATGTCCGACCAGCGTAATGGGTCGGTCTTTCTCTACGGTTAAATGCTTTGTTAGTATCCCACATTATATGTAGTGGGCGCGTAGGGGGAATGGGGTAAATCTGCAGCTTAAGCAGATGGCTTGGAAACCCGTCATTCAAACTTGATTTGTTTATGAAACTGATTTTAATATCTGTTAATAATTGCTTCAAGTATAGGCAGGACAAGCGTAATAAACTATTGTGAACCGTAAAATTTAAGATCCGAAAGGATGTGGTCTTACACAGGTTAGTTATTATATGCGTTGTCTCTATATTTCTAGATTTTATTTTCTTTTAAATTCATAATGAATCTATGGTGGAATGGCTAATTCCGGG